ATAAGCCTACCAGAGCAATTCTCAATTAAAATGATTTAGATATGAGGCGTTTAGAAATTAACGGTATTGAAGTTGAGATTGATGAAAAAACAGCCATCGGTATCACGTTTAAGAGCTACAATGTCGAGAAGGTAGGAACTACAACCACAAGCGATTCGAATACATTTAGCGTGCCGATAACTAGCAGAAACTTAGCTATATTCGGAAACATTCAAGATCCTCAAAGCTTGTCAACTAAAGTTTATGAAGAGAATTTATGTAATTATTGGGTAGGCAATGAGCAGCATTTAACAAACGCAAAAATATCTGTAAAGTCAATTACTAACAGAATCAATTTATATGCTGTTAATAAACTGAGTTTTTGGGATGAGGCTAAGGTTTTATTGTGGACTGATTTTATTTATGATCTATTCCAGTGGCTTCATTTAGAGAAAAATCTCCCATCGGAAGAAAGTCCGTTTGTTGGCAGTTTTAGCGAATTTATAACCGACACAGGAGTGACAAATAACACTGAAGGCGTTTTGTTACCTCTATATGTTACTAATTTAGAAATAGAAAACAAAGCACCATATAATGAAATTCTTCTTAACGATTATGAAAATACTACAGGTGGACATTTTTGTATTTATGCGAAAACTATTTTCGAATATATAGAATATAGGTTTGGTTTGAATTTTGGGGTTTCGGAAGTAGGCTTAAATGGTAATTTGTGGGACGACATTATCGCTACATCTTTATTCATTCCAGTTAGAGAGTTGTTAGTTATAAGTATTCCAGATGGTTCAGAACACTATTTCAAGCAACCAGAGTCAACTTTGTGGGCTACTGAATTCCCTCCTTATGATTTAAATCATGCTAATGAAGATAAGACCCTTTTAGAATTCATTTCTGCATTTTTTCAACATTTAAATGTCTTAAAAGATGAAATACTAATAAATGGGAAGAGTGTTGTAAGACTATCTAGGTTTGACGACTTAGAGGATAAAGCCGAAGTAGTCGATTATTCAGATAATTTTGACTTTATAAAATCATTCACCCCGACAATAAAAGGATACGGTCAAGAGAATTATATTAAATTTGAATCTATTTATGAAAATGGAAGTAAATTCACGAACAGTAAAAAACTCACATCACTTAACAAGAATATAGATGTCAAAAAAGATTTATTTACAATAGATGCCTATATAGGTAACGTATTAGAATCTAACCCTTCTGATGTTTTAATAGATTTAAGTACAGAGGATTCTTTTAAAACATTTGAGTTTTTAATATCAGGCGGGTTGACTTCTGACTTGATTACTGTTTTGTCCAAACAAGATTCAATCAGTAATCCAGCTGTTTTTAGTCCGTTTATAAATATAAGTTTTAGTGATTTCGTATCTAGCTCAGACGGTAGCGATGTTTTTGGCGTTGCGGCAGATAATAACAATATAGCTATATGCCAAAATAGATTGCTAAACATAGGAGCTACTAGCTTTATAAAGTTGAAGTGGGACGTTATTGAAGGAGGTGGCGATTTTTCTATGAAAATATTCGATGGGATAAGTTTATTAAAAACAGTCCCTATCTCGGCAGAGGAATTGGAATTTCAATTTACGTCAGCAGAAGGAATACTTCCTGTATTGTTGACTATTGAGCAAAATGTATTATCGATAACAGACAAGACTCTTGACATTAGAAATGTATCTGGGTTTATTTACAATAAAAATCCCTTTGAAACCACATCTTTAAAACTAAAAAAAGCTGCCTTTTATGACCTTAATTCTGAATATAACTTACTCAATAGTGCTTTGCAATATCCGAGATTTTACGAGGTGCAAAGGTGGATGACAAATGAGGATATACGAAAGTTGGAATTTTTCAAACTGTACTACTTTAGACAGTTGGGCGGTTCTTTTTTTATCAATTCGGTTAAAGGATTCAATCCAGACAAATCGAAAAAGAGTACAACATTAGAGGTTTTTAAAGTTTCGGATAGAACACCACCACCAGTTTACGACCGTGAATTTTTAGTTGATGATTCAGGAAATTATTTTGTAGACGATTCAGGAAATAAATTTTATTAATATGGCTGAAAAGATTAAATTATTTGAACTAGATATTGATGCGGATCAGGCATTGAAAGACATTGCCGAATCTCGTAAAAGAGTTGAGGCGCTAACTAAGAGCATTGAAGAGTTAGCCGAAGCCGAAGAGGACAACGCCGAAGAAATCGAAAAGCTAACTATTGCAAGACAATTAGAACAAGCTGAGATTCGGAAAACTCAAAAAGAAACCAAAAACCTTTTGGCAGCTCAAGAGGATAATATTGGCACGCTTGAACGTTTGCAGAAAGAGAATGCAGCGCTAAGGACTGAACGGTTTAAGTTGAACTTAGAAACGGACGAAGGTAAACAGCGCTTACTTGAAATTAATCAAGCTCTTGACGAAAATAACGACTTCATAAAAGAGAATAGTGACCAGCTTAAGCAACAAAAACTAAATGTTGGGAATTACAAAAATAGTATTTTGCAAGCATTGACTGGAACGGATGCTTTCAACGATGGATTAAAAGAAACAGCTAAGGGGTTTGGCGAGTCTACAAAAGCAGCGTTAAAATTCTTAGCCACCCCAATCGGCGCAACTATAGCCGTAATTGCAGGGGCTTTTAAGTTATTGCAAGGTGCATTTGAACGGTCGCTTTCATCTCAACAAAAGCTTACTAAGATTACTGGTAAGCTTTCAGCGGCTTTAAATATCGTTTATGATGCTTTAATTCCAGTAGTTGACTTTATTTTAGATACTGCCATTTCTGCTCTCGATGCGATGGGTACAATTATTTCTACAGTCGTGGATGGTCTTGTCGATATGGGCATTTTGGCAGAATCTACAGCCGAAGACATGACCGAAACTGTAAACGCTGTTGATGACTTAGCCGATGCAGAAGAAAGACTTGCATTAGCTGATAGAGAATTGCAATTGCTACAATTACAGTATCAAACTAAAGCCGAAAAGTTAAGACAGTTACGGGACGATGAAACTAAAAGTATAGCTGTCAGGATTCAAGCCAATGAGGATTTAAACGCTTTACTATTAGAACAAGCAAATTTAGAGCAAAAGCAAGCTCAAGCCATTTTAAAGATAGCAGAACAAAGAGAATTGGTAAACGGTCGAAGCGTGGCGAGTATTGAAGAAATTACAGCCGCACAAGTTAAGGTTGCAGAAATTACAGAACGTATAACTTCACAACAAAGTGAACAGCAAGCAAATCTTAACAGCTTAAGACGTGAGCAGGCGGCGCTAACAAAAGAGCAAGCCGAAGCGGATGCAAATGCAGCAAATGAGCGTTCAGAGGCTAGAACAAAAGAGGATGAGGAAATTGAGGCTGACTTTATGCGAGAGCTTGAGCGTGAAGATGAACTAACTGAAAAGACAGTCGAGGCTACACTTGCAAGAGCTGAAAAGGTAGGGCAAATTGCGCAACAAATAGCCGAAACTAAAAACCAATTCCAACTAGATGAGGCTAATAGAGAACTAGAACTTGCACAAGGGACAATTGATAAAAAGTTTGACTTAGAAAGCGCTGCTCTACAGCAAAGCTTAGCACAAGAAAAGCAAGCCGCTGAAAAGATTGGCGCAAGTACTTTGTTAATTGAAAAGAAATACGCTAAGTTTCAGCAAGATTTGGAACGCCAAAAACAACAGGGCAAACTTGCAATTGCGTCAGGATTTGCGGGTCAAATTGCACAGATAGCAGGCGAAGCAACGGCGGTCGGACGAATCGCAGCGGCGACCCAAGCAACTATTGACACATACCGAGGCGCTCAAAGTGCATTTGCACAAACACCGGGTGGAATTGTTATAAAATCTATTGCGGCGGGATTGGCGGCGGCAACTGGAATCTTGAATGTAAAGAAAATTCTTAGTACTAAAAGCGGGCTGCCAAATGATTCTGGCGGAGGTGGTGGTGTATCAGTACCAACCCCAGCGCCAGCGGTTTCAGCCCCAACTGAGGCGGTCGAGGCTGCACCATTAGAGGCTATTGCGCCAACCGTGGGGGAAGGGATAATATCGCGAGAAACAGCAATCGACAGCACTCAAGCCGATACTAAAATAGTCGGGGTTTTACCGATTGATTCCGTTACTGAAGCTCAACTCGACAGCGATGCAAACAGTTTAAGTGCCATTGTTGCATAAAAAAAACCCTTCAAATTAATGAGGGGCTTTTTTATTCAAAGAATAATTTTCTTTTCTACTTTTCCAATAACTTAATTATTTGTTTTTGATACTCGATTTGTGCAGTCCTTTGCATGTTAGCTTCTGCGTTTTGGGTAATTATCGTTTGATTCTGTGTAATTAACACGTTAGTTTTTTTGTACCATGCAAAGAAATTTCTAAGCGCTAAGAAAATTAATACAAAAACTGCTACTAATACTACTGCTAAAATAATTGATTTAATCATAACTTTATTTATTAATGTTTATATTAAGAAAAAAACAAGCCCAAGGATGCCTTTAATTCCTAAATCTTTTCAGAAATGCTTTTACATTTATTCAGGGCTTGTTTGTTTATGCAAATGTACTGATTTTATTTTAAATTCAAGTCTTCATTCGAGACCTTTGGCTTGCTGTTATCATTAAACTCTTTATTATACTTTTGAACCGCTGTCAAGTAATCAATCAAACTACTTAATTGAGCCTCATTAAAGGGGAAAAACTGAAACTCCTTCCCTTTTTTAAAACAAATATCAAGTTCCCTTGTTTCTCGGTATGGCTTTAATTCGTTGGTGCTTGATACCTTAAAATCGAGGATAGCATCATCTGACCCTGTTATTCTATATATATGATTTTCCATATTCATAATTATATATTTTACATATTAATAATTCAAGCGCATTAAAACGCCCTAAATATTTGCGTTATTGGTTAATTTAAAATGAGGTATTCTTTTTCTTTGTGCGTGTGCTTTTTAGCTTTTGAAAAGTTAGGAATATTAACCTTACTAATATTTAGTAATTGCCTTTTGTGTATTTTATTGGTAAATAGTACAAACTGAATAATCTCTTCATTACTCTTAGCCCAAACGATTTCATTTTTTACGTAAAACTTCGATACATAATTGTGAATTTCGTAATTGATTAAATATTTTTTATTCCCAAAAATCCAGTTAAATAAATTTTTCATATTATTTTATATATTTTACATATTAATAATTCAAGCGCATTAAAACGCTCTGAATATTTTCGTTAATGGTTAATTATTCAAAGTCAAAAATGTCATCTATCAATATACTTTCAACTTCCTGTTCAAAATCAATATTTCTAATAACTTCAAAACTTTCTAAACTAACAACGTCTTTTCCTGAAATCGCTATAACTCTTACTGTGCTTTTACCATCTTGGTATAAGTCGAAAATCATTCCTTTTTTCATAATCTGAAATTTATTATTATTTAAATTTAAACTTTCAACAAAGATACTCATTCTAAATTTAATAAAAAACATGTTTAAAAATACCCGCAAATAATAAAAGCATGCTAAAAAACATACATTTTTAGTTGTTTATTTGTAAAATTCATTTATAAGCGCTAAATTTGTACAAAAATAAAGAATATTATCTTTTTTATTAAAAACAAAGACATGAATAAGTTTCAGCTAAGAACCAATAGCGATAAATATATAATTAAATCAGAAGCTAACTTACCAGAACTTTCTGAGCTAATAGTTAAGGATGATTTGAAATTTGGACTTTTTAAATTAGATTCCGACAAAGAGATTCTTATTTCTATAAAGGATATAATTTCAGTAAGAGAATTATAATATGGCAAATAAAATATTAACTGGTGGAATTGGTGAGGAAATTACTTTAAGTGATTTGGCTAACGAAACTAACATAAACTTAAATTCTTACGGCGGGTCTTTGTATGAAGGGCTTTCGATGTTTGATTTTATTAAGAACTCTGAAATTGAAGTTGGTTGTATCGGTGTTTGTGCTTCGGCTGCAACATTGCCACTTTTAGCAAGCTCTAAACGATGGGGAACGCCAAATTCAAGGTACTTAATACACAATCCTCTACAAATGGCATACGGCAACGCTCAGGATATGCAGGAGGTAAGTAAAGAATTACTTTACGAACAAGATAGAGCGCTAAACTTGTATGTAGAGAATTTAAGTATAAGTAAAGAAGAAATTCAATCTTTAATGAACGCTGAAAAGGTTTTCGACGCAAAAGAAGCTTTAAGAATTGGCTTAATTAAAGAGATTCGCAACTTTAACGAAAACCCGTTAATTACTGAGGGGTCGGATGTTAAAAATATATTTAATCAATTTAAAATGTTTTACGACATGGATGAAAAAACAAATGAAAAAATCCTCGGTAAAATGAACACGCTTGATAAATTGATGAGGGAGTTAAAATCCTTTATTGGTATTAAAGAGAAAAAGATGGTAGTTGTTCAAACGGTAGAGGGTATTGAAGTAGATTTCCCCGAAGTGGAAAGTGCCGACCTGATAAAAGTAGGCGATAAAGCAACGGCTGGCGGAAGTGCTGCAACTGGCGAACACGTAATGCCTAATGGCGAAACTTATGTATTTGAAGCTGGTGAGCTAATCGAAATCAAACCCGCAATGGAAGAGGAAGCCGAAGTAAGTGTTGAGGTTGAGGCTTTGAATGCTGAAATCGTAAACTTAAAAGATGAACTTTCAAAAGTTAAAAATGAACTTTCAGAAAAGGATAGTTTTATTGCTGAAATGAAAGCTAATTTTGAGGCTAAGGAAAACGATTTCAAAAACAAAGCTGAAGAGATTCAGAGTAAAATTCAAGAAATAAACGGTTCTGTCGTTGAAAATAAAGCTGAGGATAAAACTCCAGCTGAGAAAATCAAGAAAACAACCGTTAGAAAATCAAGAAAATAACCATAAAAACATAAAAAAATGGCTGAAGTAGTAGAATTAAGCAATTTAACCTTAAATAATGAAGAAGCAAGAAGCACTTCTGAGGTTATATTTGAAAAAACGATTGAATCGCCTGAACTTTCAGCGGTTCACAGAGTCGACACTGATGTCGACATGGATAAATTTATTCCAATTGTAGGCGAATTAGGTTTAGTAGGGAAGGCCGATCCAGGCGGATGTGCTACTAATGAGATTACGGAGGTTATTCCAGTTTCGGAAAAGACTTGGGAACCTAAGTTGATTTCTGGCCGTTTGCCAATTTGCGCAACGGATATTCCTGCTAAAATTAAGTTTTGGAAGCGTGCAAGACAAGCGAATAAAACTTGGGAGGAAATTGATAACGAATATATGGCTTTCGTTGAGGATCAAGGTATCAAGGCGGTTCATAATTCGATTATCAGACATACTGAGTTTGGGGACAAAACGGCTTCGCCTTTTGGTGATGCTACTGGAAACCAAACCTTAACAGTTGGTACCGACAAGACGTTTTTTAACGTAATAAACGGGATGTGGGAACAAGTTGAAGCTGACTTAGCCTTGGCACCGAACAATGAAGGTTATCATTATTCGATTACTGAAAACGGATTAGCAACAACAGCTTTACAATTAGTATTGGCTGCCGATAGAGCTTTAAAAGCTATGAGGGCTTTATATGAAAACATAGACCCAGTTGCATTTGAAGGTAATCTTGTGTTTGCAATGACTCGTACAATGTTCAATAACTGGACTGCATTTTTAGAAGACCAAAGTTTGGCTTTCATGTTAACGCAAGCAGAAAGTAAAGGCGGTGTTTCTGGATTCTCGTACAGAGGCATTCCTATTGTTGTTCGTTTGGATTGGGACAAAACAATCAAAACTTACTATAATAACGGGACTACTTTACATTATCCTCACCGCATTATATTGGCCGACATTGACAACTTGCCAGTAGGGACAAGAGATTCTGAAAGTTTAAAAGATTTCTCAGCGCAATATGATTTTGTTACTAAAAAATGGTACATGGATTTTGCTTACACAATCGACATGAAGATTTTGTTAGAGTCGCAAATTGCATATGCTCTTTAGTACTAACTTTTAAAATTTATAGATATGAGCTGTGCTAATGATATGGCAAAGAGTATAATTTCAAACTGCGACACTCAACCCGTCGCAGGTGTTGAAATTAAGGCGTGGATAGGTCAAAGGCGTTTTATTACGCCTACCTATGACGTCACGAATCCTTCTTTAGTAACTGGATTATCGGTTGAAGTTGGTCAACAGTTATTTACTTTAACTGCTGTTAAACAGCTATTAAATCCAGCTTATGAGCGTATAGTTGCGCAAAATAGAGCCGATACTTTTAAACATAAATTTTCTTTTGAAGGTTTTGAGTTTGAAAGTGCAGACGTTGAAAATTTAGATTCTTTAGACGATTTAGTTGTTATTGTTGAGATGATAAACAAAGTTGCAAGTGTTGACGGGACATTCCGAATATTTGGATTAACAAGAGGTTTGTATCCAACAACAGACACATGGACGGCTAACGACATCGACGGAGCGCGCGCGATAACGATGGAATCTTTAGACGGACAAACCGAAAAATATTCTCAAAATAACTTCTTAGTCTCGACAGGTGCAACGGCTTACGCTGACACATTAGCTGCTCTAGTTGCATTAGAACAAGTTCAAACACCATAATGGTAAATGAAGTAAACAAAATAATTAGGTTAGAATTTAATTCAATAATTGCAGATGGACCAAACACAATGCTTTTGTTAGGATTATATTCTAAACTTTATTTAAACGGACAAGCTCCTAGGACATGCAAGGCGCAAATGTTCAAGTATTTTAACGAATTAAAAAGAACTGGTATTATGAAGGCTGAAACTAAGCAAAAAATCAAAGAGAGAACTTTGGTCCCTAATTGGAACGGGAAAAAATACTTAAGAGGCGGTGCTATTATCGATTCAAACACGATTACAGACGAGCAAGCTTTTAATCTTTTAGACAAAGAAGTCTTAGACAAGAAAGACTTTAAGACCCTGCCTAAAAAGAAAGTTGAAAAAAAAGAAGTTAAGAAAGCAGATAAAAAAGCTTAATTTAAAAAGCAATGAGAAACAGCGCAAACGAAAAAAAACTTATCTATTCCGAAGCAGAACAGCGGGTTAATGTAGCAATCGACAAATCTATTAAGAAGGTTGACGATGGTGTTAATGGCTTAATGAAATTCGGGGGTGAGAATGGTTACCCGCAATTGATGGAACGCTTGATAAATGGATCTGTTACGGGGAAAGCTGTTACTTCGATTTATTCAAAATTTTTAGCTGGTTTAGGCTTCGAGAATGAAGCTATAAATAATATAAAAGTAGGAACGGATTCAAGGGGTAAGAAAATAACCTTAAAGAGTCTTTTGCGCCAAGTTGCTTTTTCTGCTGCTATGAATGCGGGGTATTATATTCACTGTAATTATGAACTTAATAACAATGCTGACGCAAAAATTAAGAGCGTTTATTTGCATGATTTTAAAAACTGTAGATTTGCAAAAGAAGACGACACTGGTTTTTCTGCTAAGATTTTAGTTTATGATAACTGGTTGAAGGAAAAAGAAGGCGCTCGATACGACAAGAATAAGGTGCAAAATTATCATGTATTCAATTCTGATAAAACCGCTTTAAATTCCTCGATAAAAAAAGCAATTGACAAGGGCGAAAAGTTCAAAGGTCAAGTGTATTTTGAATTTTTAGATAATCAATTTTTTTATCCTTTGTCGCCTTTAGATTCTGCTTATCTGGACTTAGACAACGAAGCGCAAATTTCTTTATTTGAAAATAGAGAGCTTCGAAATGGCTTTTATGGTTCTGTTGTAATTAGAATGGCATTGTCGGGAAGCGATAAGGAAAAGCAAGACTTTGTTAATGGGGTAAAAAAACAAATGGGCGCTGACGGTGATAGAGTTACAATCATTCGAGCAGAGGTTGACGAAGAAACGGGTGAGATACAAGAGAATGGCGCTTATAAAATGGATACAATTCCGCAATCTGTAGAGCCTGCACTTTTTGAAGGCATTAAGCAACATATTTCTGATAATATTAGAAAAGCTATGGGCAATGTACCTAAAGTATTTCTCGATTACGATGCAGGGGCGCTTAGTTCTGCAAGTGGCGAAACGTTAAAACAAGCGGTTAACTTTATGAACAGTTTAACTTCTGACGCAAGAGCGCAAATAGAAGAGAGTTTTTCCGAAATATTTTCTAATTTTGAGAATGAAGAGCTTGCGAACAATGATAATTGGAAAATTAAAGAGCTTGAATTAATACAAGAAGAAACGACAGTTTTAAAAGATATGTAAATCATGGCATTAATCACAATAGAAGAACAGCAAGTCTTAAAGCCATTGAGCGCTAACTGGGTTAAAATGGCTAAACTAAGCGGCGGTGTATCTCATTTCGAGCAATTAGCTGAAGAGGTTGAAAGTGTTGATTTGGCTAAATTGCTAGGTTACGCTCTTTACCAAGATATAGTTAAAAATCCCGCTGAAGCTCGAAATGTTACACTTTTAGAAGGTGGAACGTTTACGGATTGTAACGGTTTACCTGTTGATTTTAAAGGAATTAAATATCAATTAGCTTATTTTAATTATCAAAGATACGTTAATAGTTCGAGCTTTTCAGATACGGCAACGGGAATGAGGCAAAAGACGGGCGAGAAGTCCGAGCCATTGCGGGACGGTATCATAAAACGCGAAACTCAATTTTCAAATGCTATCGCCATGAACGATTTTAGTTTGATGGAAATGTATTTAAACGAGAATTCAGACAATTATCCTCTTTGGGTTTGCTCGAATGAAAAGAAAAACAGACCAACGGCGGAAATGATTAATTTAAGAAATACTTTAAGATAATGGCAGATCAAAAATTATACAGTCAAACGCTACAAACATCAATTGCTGAAACTGATAGAATAGCTTTTGCTAAAACTGGCGATCCTATAACTGGGGCAAAAAATATAGTTTGGTCGGCTTTTAAGGATTTAATTAAAGCGATTACTTTCAATAAAATTAATTTAGCTGTGGATTCTGGCGTTACCTTAACGGGTGAAGGTCAAATTAAATGGAATGACAAATATTATACGCTTGAATATGACAGCGGATTAGGTTATACCGTAACTATTGGGAACCAAACATACATTGTATTTTACAATGATACTGGGGTTGAAATTCAACAAGGGCGCATGATGCACCTTGTCGGCGGAGCCTCTTTTGGGGGTGAGATTTACCCTACTTTTGAACTTGCCGACCCAAGAACGTGGGAGAAAGTTCAAGGCACTTTGGGCATGACATTTCACACTGTAGGAATTGGCGATTTAGGTCTTTTGGCTAAAGATGCTCAGAAAGTGAATGTTGACACTTCGGGCGTTTCTGCTGGTTCTCAACTATGGATAAAAGCCGATGGAAGTGGAACGATTACAGATATTAAGCCTCAATTCCCAAACATTGCGATATCGGTTGGTGGCGCTTATAATAGTGCTGTCGATGGTTGTGTATTCTTCAACATAACTTCTGGAATTAATGAAATTTTTGATGACGCGTGGGACGGTTCTATTCTTGAAGGTTTTGATTTTGTAATATCGACTGACGGGATTACGGTATTAGGTGTTTTAAGTAACAAAGATACTTCTCGAGATTTGGCTATTCAGTTTTCTACTGGTTTTTATACTTTCGATACAACTCCCGCAGCACCTGTTCTTTTAACTACTGGCACAGATACAAATCCGCAACTCAACTATATATATATATTAGAGAGTACAAAGGCGCTTACTGTAAGCACTTCGGGGTTCCCTTTAGTTGAACATGCGAAAGTTGCACAAGTGGCATTATACAGCGCCGCAAAGACTCAGGCGAACGGGGGAGCTATCCGTAATCAAAATATCAATGATCACATTAAGACAACTGGCGACAATGGGCACATTTTACATATAGCTGAAAGACTTCGACAATTCAATGCAGAATGGGATAACGGTACCGAAGGATCTCTTGACGCAACAGGCGGGAATGGCTATATTTCCGTAACTGGTGGCGAAGTTTGGCAACTACATAAACAAAGCTTTCCTGCTCTTGATATGGCTGTAAGTGATACCATTAGAATAGTAAACGATTTTACAACTGCTTATCGTGAAACCACAAATTTAAACACAATTACAGCTTTTTCAGATGGCTCTTCGTGGAGTAATGAATGGTCTAAAATTGTAGTTTGGGGGGTTGCTAACAAAAGCGGCGAGGCTTCTTTTCTTATGTGCAATATCCCTTCAGATGGCTACAATTCAGAAGCTAATGCTATTGCTGACGCTTTGAATTATGCAGACTATTCAATTCCCGAGACTTTTAAAGGCGTAGGGTTTTTAATTGGTGCTTTTGTTATTCGTATAAGTGGCGGGTCTATTACGTATAACGGCGGTTCATCTTATCAAGACTTAAGAGGTTTTATTCCAAACAACGTTGCAGGCGGTGGCGGTGGCGGAGGTGGTGTTACTTCTTTTCTAGGATTAACCGATACTCCGAGTGCGTACACAGGACAAGCGGGTAAATTCCCAAAAGTTAACAGCGGCGAAAGCTCTTTGGAGTTTGTGTCTGTTGATGAATCTTTGATTTATGAAAGTTCTGGCTGGTGGTCTACACTCAACACTGTTACTGAGAATGTTTTAGAATTAGACTTAAACAGAACTCAAGTTTTCATTCAAAAAGCTGGAACGATTAAGCAAATTAAGTTATATATTGAGGATTTAGGCACAAACCCAAACGGGATTGAGGTTAATTTTGTGGTTGGGTTGAATGATTTAATTTTAACGGATCAAGCTTTGTCGGCTGGCTGGAATACATTTACAACTCTTCAAAATACAAGCGTTTCGGAAAATGACGAAATACAATTAGCTGTAAGAATTGGATCTGGGAATGACGATATAGGAGATTTTAGTTTATTTATAACTGTTGAGTAATGATAATAAAAAAAGCTAAGAATACATATATTTTACCTTCTAATTTTATTCCATCAGGAAATAAAACGTTCGATGTATCTTCAAAAACTGGTCAACCATTTGACTATTCAAATAATAACATAATATTAACGCCCGCAAATGAACTAACAGCGATAACAGATCGTTATGGGAATAAATTTCAAGCTGTTGAGTATAATGGCGTTGACGATGTTGTAACGACAAATACGAACGCTTCTATTTCTTCAGTTCTATTTTGGGTAAATCCTTATATTAATAATCGTGATTTAATTGAAATTGCAGCGGGTATTAAAATTAGTTTAAATGCATCAAATGAAATTGTAACAACTGGATTAACGAACGTAACCACAAAAGTAAATTTAAAATACACTAATGTAGTTCAATTAAATTCTTTTCAATTAGTCTATATTGAGTTTGATGAAGTTACGGCTCTAAATTCTAAAATAGGTTTTTCAACTACTTACTTTAGTGGTGTATTTGAAGATATTATTTTTTATAATTACAAGATTTCAGGTGAAGAGCAAAAAGCTGAATTTAAAGATTATCAAGGTAAAAACAACTTATTCTTAACCACAACAGGTGGTACGGTCGGAATTACAACTGTTAACTCTGAAACTCAAAAAGTAAAAACTTCTGATGGTCAAACGTTCACATTAATTAATAATGTAGAGCAAACTATTGATTTTGTTGCGGGTAGGAATTATGAAATTGAGTTTGATAAGTGGAGTAGTACAACAGTTTTAAATATTGCGAATAGCAACATCGTATCTGGACTATTAGATTCATTACATTTAGCTACTAATTTATTAAATATAAATGCTTCGTTCAATTACTTAAACGCTCAACTTCCTGAAAGCGTTGGAGATATTGGAAGTTCTATGCAGTTTTTTGTTTTCCCATTTTGTAGTTTGTATGGTGCAATACCTTCATCTATTATCAATTTTACTCAGTGCAAACAAATTTTATTACAAAATAATAATTTAGATAACTTAACTAGTAATTCTTTTAATCAATTTGAAAAATTACAGTTTTTGTGGCTACAGAGTAATAACATAAATGGGAGTGTATTAGATGATTTAATTATCGAATTGCATAGTGTCAGGGATAAGCTAGGTGCTGAATCTTGTAATATTGCAATTCAAGACAACGCAAGCGGAATAACAGAAGTTGATAGAATTATTGGTGAAGGGATTTATAAATATGCAATTGTAAACGTGAATACAGCAAGTAATTGGGTAGAAATTGCAGGCGATAAAACACTTGACTATCCGATTAATTCAAAATTTGAAATTAAAGGCTCAACAGGCAATGATGCGATTGGTTTAATTGTAACGGCTGTTAGTTTTGATGGTGTTAATACTAGAATTACAACTTCAAGTATTCCGAGTGCAATTGATGACGGGTTTGTGAGCGATGGTTTAGGCATTGGTGGAAATGGTCGGGGGTGTAATGTAACTTATACAGCAGCTTAATAAATATAAAAATATGATAAGAATAATACACAAAACAGATTTCAAAATAAAAACTTTCATTAATGAGCAAGCAGCTACTCAAATAAAGTGCGCTGAATATGCTCTAATTTCTGATAGTTTGATTGATGAAATTGAAGCTCAAAAGTATAAAGATGGTACTTATTTTGACGAAAACGGTCAAGAAAAAGATAATTTAATTGATTTAGGTTTTATCAAATCTTTGAATATTTCCGAAACTGGAAACCGTTTTGATGAGGTTTTGAGTGTAGAATTTAAAAGTGATGAAGAAAAGGATTTGTTAATAGAAAGTTATGAGAATGACAAAATGAATAGGCTCTTTAAAGATAAGAATTACAAAGTCATATCAACTTTACCTTGGTTAATGAATACCTACCCTTTCATTTACGCTCTTTGCAAAGAAAATGACAATATAATAACCGAAAGCGAGTCAATTGGCGAGGATAATTTAAAAGTTATTGCATATATGGATAATGTTAGCGACTTCATGAAGTCTATAATTTTACAGAATCCTGAAAATATGGAGTTGGTTCCAAATCCGACAAAAACTCTTGAAATAATTGTATAATGGGTAGCCACTTTTTAGAAATAAATAATAATAAAGCAATAATTTCGCAAGCTCTGATAAATGAAATTAACAAAAAAGACGATGAGAAACTGGAAAGATTACAGTTTCTTCTCGAAATTACAGCGCTTAAAAATGACATTAAACACTTTCATAATAATGTTAAACTAGCAATTATAAAAAATTCTCTTGCAAATTAAAATAAAATTCGTAAATTTGTAAAAAACAAACTTAACTATGTACGGATATGGAATAGCAGCGATGGTATGGTTTTTTATCGCATTCGCTTTAATCGGGTTAATGGTTTGGATTAAAAAAAAGAAAAGGAAATGACTAATTTAATTCAATTTTCAGAAACTAGTATTTTTAAATCATTTAAAATAATGGTTGTTGTTGCGTTCGCATTAGGTGGATGGTTCACAACAATGCAGCTTAACCAGTTGAGAATTGACGAGCGCTCTATTGAAAATCAGAATAAAATAGAGCAGATTGAAAGCAATTATAATTCGTCAAACTTAAAAACTCTTCAGGAACTGTACGACATCAAAAGTACTCTTAACGAAATTTCGTTAAATTTGAAAAATAGCGAGGAAAAAATAAAAGAATTGAAAAAGAAATAACTCATAATTTAATTTAATTAAAAAAGTCGCTCAGAGATGAACGGCTTTTATTCTTTGTGTGCTAGGCTGTTGCAGCGTTTTTAGCATAATGAGGGTGCGTAAAGCTTTATGTTATATGAGCATATTATTGCTTAACTCTATAAATTTTGGAGCAGTCATCACATATATAGGCATCACTTCTAATTGGGGTTATATATTTACATTCGCAATAAGACGACTCTATAACATTGCTCTTATCAACATTATTTTTTACTAAACTATCATGTTTATGTTTAGCATATTGTTCCATTAAATCAATCCATTTTGTCAGTGAATACGTTGTGTTTGAAGCTGTCCACAAATTGAAGTCAGCATCGTTATTTTTTATAAAATCTATTGCAGTCATTGTATTAATTTTAAATTCGTAAAAAAGAACGCTTGTAAGCGCATATTCGTTATTTATAATTTTAAAATTTGTAAAGGTTTATTTGTCAACTCGAAGAGAAAACTTTGAATTTCATGTACGTACTTAAATGTTTTTTCTGTTCTAATTTCGTTAAAATCAGAATGAATACTTCGAGTAAAAAAAGAAAGTTCGTTTTCAGAATACAAAACCATTGTGTTAAAGTTATGATAAAATTTAAATTCTTTACGCTCTTCTTTAAACCCAATTTTTAAAAGAACATCTTTATTTATCGTTATTGGATTTAATCTATCTTTTGTCTTAAATAAAATTATATTTTCAAAATCGTTTTCTGAAATTGTAATCAGATCCTTGTAGTTATTTCCGCAAACAAAATAAGAGCAATTTATTTTAATACCTTTTAGTTCCATTTTTTTAAATTAGTTCAACAGTAGTTTTTAATATAAATAACATTGTTTTTAGTGCATTAAAACGCACTAATACTCATTTTCGTTATATTCAATTCAGCGCGTAAATTTCAGCTTCTTCTTTCAATTCTTTAAATGCCAAACTCTCGAAAAATATTGTTCTTAATATTTCGCCAAACATTACATTCTTTATTTTTTCTTTACAAAAACTGGCATGTATATCTGTTTTTATTTCGATATCAAAAGAAAAATGATAATCTTTTGTTATTGTAATAATATTAGTAATCTTAATATCATCAAATTTGCGTTTAATCTTTTCAACTGTAGAAAGAAAAGAACCATGTGATTTCATTTCTACATTTGCCTTATAATTTATTTCTTGATTCATCTATTTGTTTTTAATAATAATTAGAGAATATAACATTGCACTTATAAAAATGCTATGTTAGTTATTACTATTAATTTACTTCTTAGTGTCGCACTTTTTAAGTGCAGTACCGTTATATGCAACGGCTTAAAAAGTCTGGTTCTATTTCAACACTTCTTACTTCCTTACCGCATGCAGGACAATTGTTTACTCTTATTTTTTCATTTCCACTAAGCATGTACGGCATACATAATTTTTCACCTTCTTCTGTCTGTATGCTAAACCATCCGAAATTCTGTAAAAGCTTCTCAAAATAGCCGCAGCATATAACATTTTGTAAAGGCAATTTGCCGTTCTCTGTTGTTTTATTATCTATACTCATATCTTTATCTCTTTTGTTTAATTTATCACTAATTTGGTTGGGGCAAACATGCCCTTACAAGTGGTCGTTAATTCACCCCCACAAACTCGATCAAAATTTCAGGGGTGTAGACCAGTAGCAAGTAGCCGTGTTGAACTCTTAAGAAGGCTACTTGTTGGGCTTTGATTAGGTCCATAACTTAAATTTCGTAAGCTTTAATATTATACTCAAAGAAGCTTCGGGTATTTTCGTCAACTTCAATTTGATTATCATAAAGCAAACTCATAAGCTCTTTGCCAGAAACGCCCACTTTTGAAGGCGAGATACTAACAAGTCTATTGAGTTGCAATGGCAGCAAATAAACCCCGATATAATTGTCCGAATACTCAATTATAAACTCGTCAAAATCATAGAGCTTAAGCTTTCTTATTAACTCGGATTTTGGAAAGCATTCGTCGCAATAATCTTTTTCGCCATCTAGTGAAAACTCCTCATTTTCTTTAATATTACCGCAATCTTTACACTCGAAAGCAGTTTCATTTTCTAATTCGTCGCTATAGTTACTCATTGCGCTTTAATTTTCTTAGTTAATATTCGTGTTTGACTCTTTAACATTTTAGAAATCTTAATTTCGACCGCCATGCGCTCTTCGGCCGTCTTTGCGTTTGCTCTCATTGCCTCAAATGTCTTATCTTGTCTTTTTTTCTGTTCTATTGTCATGATTTCATTTCTTTAAATTCATTTTTCTTAATTCATTCAATTCTCTAAAAGTTGGATCTTGGTACAAAAGTTTCATTTATGAAACAAATAAAACCATGTGTTGTAAAGCATGTTTTTGTAAGTTAGCTTTCTATGTGTGAAGTTTTCCACCGCTCAACTCACATAAAAATTTTGAAACTATTTCCTGCTCTGGATTTCGCCATGCGTGATTTAGATAAACAATAGGCTCGTTATAATGATAGTGGTTAGCGTCGATATGCTCTTGACAAGCTTTTGATGTTAGGAACGTGTTTTTGTATTCGTATTCAATATTAACCCAAACTTTGCGCCAACCTTCATTAAGTTCATCTTGCAAAAAACCTAAAATCTCGTCGGAATCCATTTCTTTAAATTGCTCTTGATTGTCATTATCTGACAGATATTGCTCCACATACTCGGCGATTTCTTCAACTGTTCGAAGTTCGTCCCCCTCGTCATTAACCCAAATCTCTTCGCCACACCCCTCATGCGCTGCGACCTCTTTTTTTGTTCTGATTTGAAACATGTGAGGCATTCGGGTACCTAGATTATCTTGCGAGGTCATTTCTTTTGATAATTCCATTAATGAATTATACATTTCGTCGGTTACTTCTATTGTTTTCATATTTTTATTGTTTTAAATTAACTTTCAACAAAGATACTCATTCTAAATTTAATAAAAAACATGTTTAAAAACACACAAAGCGCAAACAACTGAATGAATGCGCTTTGTGGGGTGTATAGATTGGTGTTTTATTTTAACAGTTCTTTATTTTCGTATACATTTCCGATCAATTCAAAAAATACGTTTGCTTTTTTAAGCATTTTTAAATATTGTTCAAAATTATACTTTTGATTATCGGATAAAGCGATAAAATAAAAAGAGAAGTTTTTAAAAACAACTTTATATTTTTTATTCACCTGATTCCGAATAATGTCACCCTCGTATATTTCTTTGTCATTTTTATCTTTCAATCCTGTAAATTGACCAACCGTTTCATGGTCTACTTCTATAACATAAGCTTTTTCTTTACCTTTTTCTTCATCAAAATATATTTGTTGTATTTGTTTCTGATTTTTGTCAGCATTATGGCTAAACCTTCTAGTTAAATAGCCACGAACAAACCCATCTATAGCGTATCCTTTAAATTCTGGTATTGGTATGCCTCTAAATTTTATTTCTCTTTTCATAATGTATAATTTAATTACAATGCCGTTGCGTTAAAATAAACTAGAATTGCAACAGCGGTTAGTATTAATGTTATTGTAAAGTAGTCTCTTTTTCTCATCTATTCGCGATTTATCCAATTTAGAATCCTTTTTATTTTACTTATGTTTGTAAAATCTTTGTCTGGTTTGCCGTTTTCCCTCTCGCTAACGAATAGGATTTTTCTAATGTGGTTGTAGACTATTTTCATAAGATATATTTCATTATGCACCTTAAAGCGTCTCTTTGCTCTTCATTGGTGCGTTTTAAATTTACATTGAATTGTTGTTGAACAAACTTATTGTCTATTTTTTTGAAATTAGGTTTATAAAATTCATAATCTAGTTCCAAATAAATACAAAACTGTTCAATTATATTTGTAGCTTCAAAATTGCGACCAACCGAAACACCAATTTTTGCTGCCACTTGCTTGTTTTTAGCTTTGTGAGCGTTAAATATTGCCTTGTTTTGCTCGCCTTTTTCAATTACTACCAGTACGCTAGTGCTTGTAAAGTTAGAAAATACGGCTAAATAATCAAACAAATCCATGTAGTTTAAATTATAAAGACATGTTTCTTTTGTATCCTTATTAAAGTAAGCAACCCCGCTTTTCTCTGTATCTGGGTCAATTCCTATATATATCATAATGCTTTTTCTATTTGTTTAATTTTATAAAGTCTATCTTTATAACAAAGACAGTAATAAACGCATATAAGCAATTTTTGACGGTCTTTAAATAAAACATAACCGCGCCTATTTGCAGCTCTTAAAATCACATTAATTTCGTCCATAAAGACAACCTTAACACAATTGTCTTGCTGCAATTCCTTCTCAGCATCGCAAAAGTTTAAAAAGCGTCGGCCATCTGGAAGTAACCAGTTGTTTTTATATTTTATCGGTTTTAATCTCATGTTTTTTTCTTCAAAAGTAAGGCTTCTTTAAATAATTACAGAATTTAAAACTATGTTGTACAACACTTTTTTGGAATGTTGCAAGGCTTGAACTCGCCCCAGTTTTCAAAACTCTCTAAAGTTGTGTAAAATAGCTTGCCTAGATTCTCGTAAACTTCAATTTCTAAACCTAGATATTCATTCCACCACATAAAACCCGAACCCTCGACCGAAATCACAACTTTTAAGACCGTTTCTTTTGTCTCGGTTGCGATTATTTCGGCTTTCTTTTCGGGCTGCTTGAAAAGGCCTTGTTCAATTCTTTTCCTTTCTTCTGCTGTCATTTGTTAGCTCGTTTATTATTTTCGCATAGACTAAGGTTAAGCCTATACTCAAAATATTAGCCTCGCCATACCCCCAAACTTGCATAAATATATACAAGTTGTAGAAGTACGTGAGGGTATAGAATAGAGTCATTTAAAAGGGCATATCATCTTCGCCTTCGGGAATGTTTGGGCTCTTTGAAACACCAGCGCTCTTAACTTTGTCGACTGCGCTTTGTTGTTCGCTGTCTTTTTTACTTCCTATCATTTGCATATCTTTTACAACAATGTCGGTAAAGTATTTCTTTTCTCCGTCCTCTTCTGAAATTGTCGTTTTAATGCTTCCTTCTACATACAACTGCTGACCTTTTTTAACCCACTTTTCAACAACCTCGGCTAAGCCACGCCAGAAAACTAAATTATGCCACTCGGTTTTTTCTACCTTGTTACCTTCTTTATCTTTATAGCTTTCGCTAGTAGCTAACGACAAACGAGCATAAGCCGTTCCATTATCTAATCGCTTAACTTCTGGATCTTTGCCCACATTTCCTACAAGTATTACTTTGTTTACTCCCATGTTTTTTATTTTAATAGTTTTATTTGCTCAACTTCTTTAAGAACTTCAGCTTTGATTTCTTTTAACGAATTTTCGATATTAAAAATCATATCTTCATCACGAACAATATTCAAATCAATAGCAGGTAAATTTGGATGGAACGAAGTCCAAATATTCACTTTTCTATCAGACACATACAATTCATATTGTAGCTGTTTGTAATATCCAGTATCAATCTTTTTTAATAAATCATTATCCGAAAGTCTGTATTTTTCTGCTCTGGTTTTATCATCATTAACAATCGATAGATATTTCTTTTGTGTATTAAAGATAGGACATTTTATTTGATGTAATGTATCTTTCCCAATTAACCCGTCTGGCGAACAGTGCGACCATTCGTCCAGAATTACCATTCCAACTATCTCGACACTTTCTAAAGTTCTGAATTCAAAATCCTCTCTGGCTATTGGCTCAAACTCATGACCTCTTTCAGTATAAGCATTTCCAAAGAATTTTTTACTCTCAGTTTCAATGCCCGTAATCGTTTCTTCTACCAGTCTATCTTTTAAATTTTGATAGCCTTTTGTGGTTTTGGGCATAAGCAAATCGGCTGCATTTGAAGCGCCTATTCTTCTTACTCTCTCTTGCATCCACTCTTCCGAGTTTTGGACAATATCATATCTATAACTAGGCTTTAATTTCATCAGCTTCTTTTATTAATTTTTGTTCGTTTTCTTTTGATAAGTTGTAAAACTTAGTAATACCGTCAAGTTTTCTTGAACTCTTATATCGAGCTACAGCCGTAACCCATTTAGGACTGGCGGGTGTTAATTCTTCTTTTTTCACTATTGGGAGGGTAGGCGCAATCCTCAAAGCCCAATCCTTACCACCGCCAAAAGCTTTGTCCATTTCTTGCTGTAGTGTTACGTCTAAATTTATACTTGCCCAATCTTCAATATAAGGCGAACCGGTAAGCTTTTCTAACCTCTTTAAGTTAATGTTGGCAGAAAGAAGCATAGGCCTTTTAAAATATGGATTAGCTGCAAAATAAGCAACCTTATACATCCCTTTTACACCTTTAACCTTAACCTCTTCGTATTTTACGCTAAGAAGCTTAACAACTATCGGCTTTCCTTCTGGCAAGACGTACGTTCCTATCCAGTCTTTATCTACTGTTTTCTTCCAGTGTGTTTTGATTTTCTCACTCATAATATTTCTATTTTTTAATTTAACAATATGCAAAACTAATCAAAATTCATAACTTTTAGCTAGCTTTGCGTATGTTGTGCAGCATATTTTACTTGATATGATTAATTATTTTATCTATCAAAATTGCAGTATCTGACATTTTCTTCTTGTTCAACTCTGAATCGAAGGTGTATTTTGTTTTTAAATTTTCTAAGTCCGAAACTAAAGTTTTAAATTTCTCAGCGTCACCCTTTTGAAGTTCTGCTTCTTTTTCTTTTGCAATTCGCACACGCTCTAAACGTTCAGCTTCGGCTTTTGCTTTTAATTCAGCTTCAATTTGTTCTTTTGCCTTGCGTTCAGCTTCGGCTTTTGCCTCAAGTTCTGCTTGGATCTTTGCCTGCTTTTCGGCTTCAATTCTTGCCTTTCTAGCAGCTTCTTTTTTTTGCGCCTCTAATATAGCGGCTTGCTTTTTACGTTCAATTTCAGCCAATCTTTCACGCTCTAAACGTTCAGCTTCGGCTTTCTTTTGTTCTGCAAGCTTTTCTTCTAAAATTTTGCGTTCTCTTTCTTCAGCTTCTCTTTTTAATTTCAGGTTTTCAGCTTCAATTCTTTTGCGCTCTTTTTCTTGTTCAATCTTTTCTAAGCGCTCTTTTTCAATTAAAGCAAGTCTTTCAGCTTCGGCTTTGGCTTCGGCTTCAATTTTAGCTTTATGCGCTAATCTTACACCATTAAAATAATTTTCAAATACTTGGCTTTCCATTTCTCCCAAATTTGAAGGGATTAATTCAAAGTCAAGATAAGGCATTAATTCGACTTCTCTTGAAGTTGTTAATTTTTCAATACGCTCTTTTTCTAAATTATCGTAATAATCCACAATCTCCTTGAGCTTATCTTCCATTTGTGTTACGCTTAAAGTGTGTTTATTTTTTAACGCATCGACAAAACGACCATAAGATAAGGCAACCGCCTTTTCTGCCGTGTGTATTTTTGCAATTCCAGTCCTTACTTTTACTAATTTTTTTCGCAAGTCGTTAGCCTTTGCGCAAAGAGATGGAGAGATTTCTTCTTTAATTAATTGATTGTAAATTAAAGTTAAAGATTCTTTTTCGCTAACTTTTGGACTGAATGATAATTCAATACTTTTCCCTTGTTTTTCTTCTAATCCAAATTCGGACGCTTTTACTAATTCCATAATTCTATAATTTAATTTGTTATTAATTCAATGCAAAACTAATCAAAATCAACTTAGTTTTACTATTTTTCACTATGTTATAAAACAGATTTTAATCTATGTCTTAATTTTGTTAAAGGGTAAAATTTTCGCTTTCTATTGTATATCAAATAATACCCTTTAACATTATTCTTAATGCTCACCTTTATTTCTCGCTCACCAATATACTTAAATTTACACAACTTGTCCTTGACTTTATGAGCTTTTCTGTACATAATATTGTCTTTTATTATGTAATTATTGAAGCCTATTAAGGCAAAGATTTTCATATAGTTGTGGGGGTTTTAGTATAATGAGGGTGTGTAAGTTCCTACGTTATTTACAACTCTTCAAACGTAACTTTTAAGCCAATGTGCTTGAGTGTTTCGTTTAAAAACTTTACATTGCGCTCAATCCTTTGTTTTAATCCAGCTTTGTTTTTAGCTGAATATCCTAAAAATTTAGATAAAGCAACCCAAGTTCTGAACTCAGATTGCTTTATTTTGTTTGTTATTTCTTCCATCATATCATATCGTAAGTTAGTCCGTTTGTGAAAATTCTATTCCAAATTAGTTCCTCATCTTCATTAGAATTATTTTTTTCTTCCTTGAAATTAGAATAAAACTTATTACAAAGTTCGAACTCTGCATTTCTTTCTGTCTCCGTTTTGAACCAAAAAGTTCCAACGTAAAAATTATCTTTTGAAGTTTTATTAAATCCGCAACCTCTTTCAAATTCTATTCCCAAGCCTAAATTAGAATAATCTACAAATTCAGAATCTTCTTCAATAACTTCCTCTTTAATAACTTTGAAATCGTTATTAACAAAATCAGTAACTGCATAATAATAGCTTTCATAATTACCTAGCTTGTAATTATTAATAAAATCTTCTACTCGTTCCAATTTGCCAAAAGGTATTTCAATAACCTTATATTCGTCTCTGTAATCAGTTTCCTGTACAGCTACCTTTCTAGTCGAATATGCTTTAAATTCCTTTTCTTTAGAAAAAATAACAGCATATACGTTAGTACTGTCATTAGGTCTATATTGAATAGATGTACTACCACTTTCCATCTTTATTTGAACTTTTGAGTCCCAACCTTCCGAAGAATGGTAACGGTACAAATTAGAGTATTTGACTTTATCAATAGCAAAGTCAAAACTAACGGCGATTTGATTACCATTTTCAGAATCAAATATAGTTTGTTCTTTTTTGTTTTCTTGACTATTGTTATGTATATCAGTTAAATTTTTCATGATTTCTATTTGCTAATGATTAGTATTAATTTCTGATACAAAGATAAACAAAGTTTTTATATATGCAAACTAATTAACATTTTTTAACATTTAAAAGAAAAATAAAGTAAATAACATTGTAATTAATATAACGCAATAGCGCCTTATCACTTAGTTTGCTGCAATAAGGCGCTATATAATTACATTTTCGTTATATGGCAATTAAAGTGTTTTTAAATATTCGTCAACATGCACATCTTCAATCGAGTCCCAGTTATCGTGAGTTTCGTAGTGTTTTTTAAGAAAACCCTTTAACAGTTCGCTTCGCCAAATAACATTGCTCTTAACAATATTATTTTTAACCAAATCAGAACGGATATAACTTATAGGACTTTCATTTTGATAATCTAAACAGTGTATCCCATTAGTTCCTGCTTTTTCTTCAAAATATATAATTTCTGGTAATTCTTCTTTTTTCATTAAAATTTGTTTTAAGTTAGTAAAAATAACATTGTAAGCGCATTTTCGTTATAAACAATTTTGAAACTCACTAACTACTCTACTATGCAAGTTCATAATTTCATCTACCTCAATAGTGTTGTTATTCTCTTTCTTCTTTCCAATTGAAAGCATATTTCTACTTAAAAACACATCAAACGATATGCCCCGCTCGTCGTTTCTAAGCGAAGAAATCGCAACTATATCAGATATTTTAAAAATTCCTAGCTCTGAAACGTGAAATTCTTCTTTTTTAATCAAATCAGACTTAAACAAATTCTCTACATAAATATCTGAAACCAATATTTCAGCTTTATTTGAAGTAGTTAATTGACCAGCTTTATGTGCTTCTTTTACTAAATGCTTTATTGTATCTATATTCATAATATTTGAGTTTATAACATTTTGTTTAAGAAAATTTGCTATAACAAAACGTTAAGTTATTAATAATTAATCTATTATTTTGTAGTTTAGAAAAGAATACAGTTTGTTAGCTCGCAAACTTTCTAAACAAATTTCCGTTATAAATAATTTTTCAACACTATAGTTTTATGTAAAGGATTCATTGAAAAGAATGATTCTTTCTCTGAATTGAACTTTATAGCATTTGGATTATTTATATCAGCACCGCCATCAAATCGCCTTTCATGTCTCATGTTCTTAATTAATTTAAGTTTTTCAAAATCATTAGTAACTAAAATAAAATTCCATTCTTTTTTTAAGTCATCTAACTTTATATAATTTGGAGCTAAAATATCTAAAATAATATTTTTATCTTTCGACTTTATATTATAAAATATTTCAAAAAAATCAATTTCAATCATATCTGTCCAATTAGCACAAATAAAATTAAAATTGTTATCCGTAGAAATTTCAGAAAGTAGTTTTATTTTATCTTTACCTAGTAAGTTTATTTTTTTTATTTTGGTTGTAGTTGCTTCTTTTATTTCTGATGTTGCATAATGCTTTCTTATGAACAAAAAAACAAAAAATATACATATTGTTCCAATACTTAATATACTCATAATATTCCTTAAATTTATAACATAACTTTTAAAACATGCTATGTTAGTTATTAATTTTAAATCGACTTCATTAAGCGCACGATTTTAAACGCTGTACCGTTAGCAACAACTAAAACAGCGTTGCGTATTGGTTAATAATTTGTTTTCTCGGAATAAATAAACATTCAATTTTATTTTGTGTTTTCGTGCTTAAATTTGATTTTATTTTTTTCTGCCATATTTTTGTAAATCTACTTTCAGGCATCCAATATTCAGAAATAAATACTTTGTGCCCTTCCTCACTTTTCAACTCAGCCCAATCGTAAAATGTTGGATAATCGAAAATATTAGTTCTATATTTTGTAGTGTCGTTATATGGTATATCACAATAAATTATTGATTTTTCAGGTATAATTAATTGAGAATAATCACAACAATAAAATTCAATATCTTTAATTAATTGTATTTGTGTTTCAATATTTCGGATACTTTCATCAATATAGTTTCTATCGTACTGTATCTTTTTATTTTTCCCATCTATATAATCGGAAGCATAACCATTGTAAAACTTACCATTAAAAGAAGCCATAAATCCAATCCACCCGATTAAAAAATCAGAATAAAATACATTTGAGCCGTTTTTAAAGTCGCTTTTTGCATTGTCATACATTTGCTTACTTATCTCTTTTGGGTAGATTAAACCTTGCTGTAAACCTTGCCACATAGCAATTAAATACTTGTTATTATCAGCTGCAATTCGTACACCTTTTATTTTGTCAATCATATTTGCACCTCCCACCATAGGTTCTACATAAGCCTGCTCTAATCCTGTGCGGTTTAAGTCGATTATTTCTTTAATTTCTTTGGAAATCTTATCTTTACTTCCCATGTATTTCATAAAACGATACTTTGATAATGAATAAAAAAAGAGTTGCTAACATGGTGTTTAGGCTGTTTGGCTTTTTTTAAGCCAAACAGCCTAAACACCTGTCGTTAAACACAATTTAAAATAGCAGTCCGCAAAATATCTGTTAAATCCGAACCGTATTTTTCTTTTAGTAAATTGTATTTGTCTATCTTAATTCTGATAGTTACGTTTTTCGAGGGGTCAGGCTTGCGCCCTTGCCCCTTTTTGTTTTTCTTTTTCATTTATTAAATAATTTTACCATCAACAATAAAAATATCATTTCCTTGATTTAATCTTTCAGCTTCGTATTTTAGAGCTGTTTTCATTATTGTATTATATAAATTTGGAGAGTATCCTGCATTTTCATTTTTTCTTGCAATAATTCTTTCAATTATATTTAATTCTTTTTCAGTTCCAAAAGCCATAACAATTATTCTAGCATTTTCAATGTGATTATTATTATTTTCGTTAGTTGTATAAATTTCTGTTAAAGTTTGCATTGTCTTAAATTTTAATAGTTAGTATATCTCTTATTTTGTTGATACAAAGATAAGCTATTTATTTAATATATGCAAGCATTAATTAATAAAAGATTGAATTATTTTTAATTTATTTTATAAGTATGTGTATTACAGTGTTTAACATGCAATTTGTAAAAACGCAAAAAGCGCCAAACATTTAATAAAAAACATTAAGGCGCTTTTCAAATTACGTACCGTTATAAACAACTACGAAACACTGGTAACAAGCTTTCAATTTCTGCTGAAAATATTTTTTTTTCATCAAGTTTTTTCTTTCTTGCTTCCATTTTTTCAACCACATTACAATACCATTTTTTAGTATGATATTCAACTATGCTTATGCCTAACATATTTATTGAGTAACCAATTAACTTAAATTCATCAATTATTTTTATTGCTTCCTCTTCTTTTATATCAATCTTTATGTTATCCGTTTCAAATTGAAAAAAAATTTTATCACCAACAACATTTTTGTTTATTTTATATTCGTCTTTCCATATTTCAATTTCCATAATAAAAGTTTATAACAGTCGCTTGGACAAAATGCCAATTGACTGTTGTGGTTAATATTTACTTTCGAGCGTGGCACTTTACCAAGCTATAACGTTACTTACAATTTAAAAATCAACTCATCTTTGGTAAGTGCAAAGTATAGGTTTTGTAATTCGTGCAAATAATAAAACTCATTACCAACTGAATATTGACCACTCAAAAGGACAAAGCCGTCGTAAGTCGTTTTTAATGTTAATCCATTCATTTGATAAAAGTAACCATTATTATTAAACCCACATTTAATTAATATTTCTTTCGTTAATTTAATAGGCGTAATTCTATCTTTAGTTTTAAAAATAATTATATTTTCAAAATCTTTTTCAGATAAAGTCATCATATCTGAATCTTTACATCCAGAAATATAATAAGTACAACCTATATTTATTTCTCTTATTTTCATAATATTTTTTTTATAATTGAATCAACATTAGTTTGTCTTACAGTAAGTAACATAGCGTTTGAAGCTAGTTTGCTGTTATTGCTACGTACTGTTATCTATTTCCTTTTTAGTTGTTTAAACTTCCCTTGGATTTGTTATGGTCGCAAACCATCTCAATACGCTGTACCGTTACAAATGCAAAACTAAACCATTCTTCATAAACATTCTAATTTTGCGATATGCTACACAACATATTTGAAAACTTTTTTCTTAAGCTCGAATCCGCTTTCTTTGCAAAAGTATTAATTTAAATTATCAGTTATGAAAAATATGATATTGCCAACTGTTTTATTTTGGGTTGTGACAGGACTTTTAATCTGGCTTAGTGAAGATGTAATAAACGGCTTAATTGCCTTTTTAATATTCTTATTTGCGTTCATGGTAGCGCTCATAACATACTTGATGACAAGATGAAAAGGCTAGTTAAATTGTATTTGAGGCATTGCCCTAATTGCGGGCTGCCTCATTTTCATTTTAATCAAGAAAAAGACTACTGCTCGATAATGTGTCGGGAAATATTAAAACATAGGCTTAAAAACAAGCCACACGGGGTTCTAGTAATCCCAAGCAAAATGAATTTTGCCGATTCTGAAGAGGTCGGAAAACTAATAAAAAAATTATTATGATAACAGAACAACTTAGATTAAAGTTAATGAACAAGCCTAAGCTGGCTTTTCCTGTTTTTAATCACGACATGAGCGCCGTTCATGTAATCACCGAAAAAAACGGGGATTTTATTCTTGCGTTAGGGCTTAAAGACGTGCCTTTTAAGAAACTGCACTTTGACCCGTTAGAGGATCACTTAAAAAACTGTTTTGAATTTAGGATTATAGAGGATAAATTGTTTATGCTAAAAAATGAGGGTGGAAGTGTGGAAATGGGGCGCTTCTTTATTCATAGTAATAGAGTGAAGTTTGAAAGAGACCCTAATTTTTTACTTAATTTAGTAAATGAACTTTTAATAAAATAGATATGGATAGAATGGATAAAATATTTATATTAGGACTAATAATAAACATAATAATCGCAATTGTAGGCGTTTGGCTTACTTTTGCATTTGTTAATATGTGGTTTGTGGGGATTGCGTTATTGGCTATCTTTGCGGTGGATGGCTTGCTAATGATAATTTTTGAGATTCATAAGGATAAAACTCTAAATGATTAAATAAATTTGCAAAGTAAGATTCTTTTCTTATCTTTGTTCTATTGTTTCGATCTCACAATAAGAAACATAAAGACATTTAGCCCTTTTAATTGCGCTGTAGAAGTGAGATCCTACAGCAATATTGAGAGGGCTTTTTTATACCTACAAAATGAAGAAATACGAAACTACATTTATCAATCTTAAAGAGAATCAACCCCAGAAAAACAGATTAATAATAGCTAAAATGCTAAAAAGTCTTTGGATAATAGGATCTAAGGACACAAAAAAAGGAATCACAACAATAATATTTAAAAGATACTTATAATGGAGGATAAGAATTTTAATATAGAGAGAATAGTAATAATAAAACTAATAGAAGAGCCTGAAAGTATTCATTTAGTAAGTGCGTCTTTCTTTATTGATCCACTAGCTATCTACTTATTTGAGTGTATTAATATTAAAATAAAAAGCAAAGCGGTTTATTTTGACGCGGCGACAATAGCACAAGAATATTCTAATAAAGAGTTTCCAACTTTTAATATATTTAACTACTTAACAGATATTGTTTGTCCTATTGAAGGCGCTCAGTTTTACATCGCGTTATTGAAGGATAATTTTTTTAGACGAGAATTAAAGCTTCAATTAATGAAAGATTTAAAATTCTTAGACGAAAAGAACTCTGATTATTACACTTGCTTTGAGAATTACGAGAAGATAAAAGAACGTGCAGAAAGTGCCGTTTCGATACAAGGCGAGACTCTACAAAAGAATCTTAATACTTCTATAAATGAAATGTATGAACGTATAGAACGCTTTAAAAGTGGGATTGTAGACTTTCAGACTGGAAAAAAATCTCTTGACGAAATGTTAACTTTTCAGAACGGGGACTTGGTCCTTATTGCGGCGCGTCCTTCGATGGGAAAAACTTCTTTGGCTGTAGATTTAGCTGTAGACTTTGCACGCAATAAGAAAAAAGGCGCGTTTATATCTGTCGAAGTTTCAAAATTGAACCTTACAAATAAGATTCTTCTTTCAGAAAATGAAGGAATTGATTCGTCAAAGTTCCGAAAAGGACAATTAAATGATCAAGAGTGTGAGCGAATAGAAGAAAGTTTAAACCTCTTTAACGACTTAGAAATTATTATTGAGGACAAACCAAGCTATATAGATGACATTGTCAGAACGCTTACGATATTAAAGAGAAAAGAAAATATTCAATATGGAATTATTGATTATATTCAGCTTATCAAAGTAGAAAAGGACCACGGGGCCACCGAAAATACTTCGGAAATAAGCAAGAAAATAAAATCATGTGCGAAAGATTTAAACATTCCTATATTTGCGCTTTCTCAACTAAATAGAGGTGTTGAAAATAGAGGAGACAACAACTATCAATTAAGCGATCTGAAAAATTCGGGTAGTCTTGAAGAGGACGCCGATATTATTATGTTCTGCTTTCGCCAGTACCGCGTGGACCAGTTGAGTGGTTTGGATATGGGTGACGATTGGTTGGACCAAAACAAGCGAACTATGGACTTACAAATAAGAAAAAACAGAAATGGCGAATGTGGCGACGTTCTTTTATATCATAACAAAACAGTAACTAAATTCTATGATAAGGATGTAGCTTTTAATCGCGGGATTGATGACGACATAGACAGCATTTTAAATAGTAATGATAACAAAGATTTTTAAATTCAATTTATTTTATTATCTTTGTAGAGAGGTTGAGCCGCAAACTCGTAAAAGGTTTCTGACTGTCCTTTACCTCTCTTATTTTTCATCAGTCAGATAAAAAACAGTCACATATGAATAAAAAAACCCCATCAAGAGACAGTTTCGTCTTTTACCGTAGCTTTTATGAAGCTATTAAAGAACTCCCTCAAGAGAATCAATTAGAAATATACAACGCTATTGCAGAATATAGCCTTAACTTTGTCATACCTGAACTTACGGGAATTTCTAAGACTATATTTATACTGATAAAACCTCAAATAGAAGCTAATCAAAAGCGATACATAAACGGGACTAAACCGAAAAGAAAGCAAACTGTAAGCAAAACAGAAGCAAAACAGAAGCAACTCGAAAGCAGAACTGGAACTAATGTAAATGATAATGTAAATGATAATGTAAATGATAATGTAAATGATAATGTAAATGATAATGAAGAAATAACTCCTTCTTCTGATTCTGATATTAAAGCTAAACCTGAAAGTGATATTCCAGACTTCATCCAAAAAGAACTTAAACCATTCTTTAACTTAAAAAATTTATCTAATGCTTTTCAATTCTTAAATTCTCTTAATGGCGAATACGAATCATTTAAACAACAGTTTTTCGATTACAAGCTATTTCAAGAGACCTCTAAGCAATATAAAAAAAGTTTTGGTTCGTTTTGTAATAAATGGAATGAAACAGATTTTAAAGCCTCTTTAAATGATTTAAAAGAAATAAAGAACGATTCCGAAAAAAACCACTTCCCCGACATGCAATCGCAGAAGGTGAAAAATGTGAACGGGAAAACTGTTTATAGAGTTATTCCGGATGCAAACGGGAAACCGATTATTAACCCAAATTTTTAAAGACATGAACAAGAATGTAGATATAATGATTGAATTGCAAGATAAGATACAAGAAGGATATGATTCCATAATAAAAACGGTTATATCTGATTTATTGAAAAAAGAGCCTTCTGAAGAGGAGTTGAAATGCGTTGAGGTTTTTAAATTTGAAGAAAATGCTGAAATACATTATTTAGCTTATCGCAATAAAAAGCTGGGTAGAATTATTTTAGACCCGCAAAATATGAGGTTTGATCCTTATGAAAATGAGGAGTTTTTGGAAGATGCAGTTGTTAATGGTAAAGTTACTTTTAAATATTAAAGCCTGCTGCACAACATGCCACAAAATTATATTAAGTCGAGAGGATTGTGTAGTTTTGTGGAAATTTAACGGACACGTATTTGTGTCTGGAAATTTTTATTTTCAAAAATTTATAGCATCAAATACGATGTTATAAACTCTTAATTTTTACTAAATCAAATATATAATCATGGGTTTGCAAAAAATATCAGAACAAACAGGAATAAGAGAAGAAATATTACGCTTCGCTCTAAAAATGGAAGAAAAACTAAAAGAAAACGACCACAAAGGGGGGTGGAATAATTCATCTATTAGTTATTTATTATCTGGAATTGAGAGAGAAACAGAAGAATTGAGCTATGCAGTTGGACAAGAAGGTCAGGTATACACTCGAAAAGATAGATCTAATATTATTTCAGAATGTGCCGATGTTGCTAATTTTGCTATGATGTTGGCTGATAATTCGGTTCAAGATTGTTTATAACGGTACTGCACCTTTGAAGCGTGCAACGGGATGAATTGAATTGAAAAATAAACTTTGCATTGCATGATTTCAAGTGCAATGTTATTTACTCCAAAACAAACCACTGTTGAACTAATAAATAAGAAAAAAAATGAAAATTGATAAAGAAAATTTTAGAGATAACTTGTTCATTTTAACTAGCCCATGTTTTTACATATACGCTTTGTATTTGATTTTGAATAAATTATTTCATATATTATTTGAATATTTTGCATTTAAGGATGTTTATTTTTATCTTTTCAGAATGAACGAATATAAATGGGAAAAGGCTAATTTTAATCATGCTCGATACTTATTTAAAAAAAGCAAATCTGTTTTTAGGAAAATAATGATTTTAAAAATATACAAAAAGCAAAGAAAAAATTGTAAATAACGAAAATCTTTACACACCCTCATTATACTAAAAACCTTGTAATTAGGTGAAGCCCTTTAACTTAAGATGTTTCAACAATTACAAATAAAAAAAACAAAACAGTATGATAATAACAAGAACAGACACAAGAGAAGCACTAGCGAATGCAAACAAGGCGCTTATAGCTGCGAAAAGTAGAAGTAGGAAAGTAATACACTTAACAAGAGATAACTTTGTAGAGTGTATTGAAATCGAAGAGAAAGCAATCTCACGTCGAGAGTGGGCGAAGCATTTAAATGAAACTGCTTTTTGTCTTAGAACTTTTAAAATAAAAGAATAAAGCATGTTTTTAAACATAAAACTATTCTTTCATATGTAGAAAAGAAAGCGTAGTTTTGTGTATTCTTTTTCGCTTCGATAGCTCAGTTGGTAGAGCGCTCAGGTTAACAGCCTAAGAGGTCGGTGGTTCGATTCCTCCTCAAAGCACTAAACCCCTTCGGCCTTTAATTAGGTTTGGCGAATTATTATATTTCACTCTTTGTTTTTTCAGAAAGCCTTACGATCGGGTTTAAATTATTTGTCAGTTTAATTCATTTACTTTAATATTTCTATTTTTCATAGTATTAGCCCCCTCGACATTGCGAAATGGTAGGGGGTTTTTGCATTTTATAATAATTATGCGTAAATTTGCAATAAAAAGATTATGGCAGCGAGGAAAGGTAATAAGTATAACGAAAGATGGACAGAGGTGGCTTCTAAGAAACTTTTTGACGAAGCTTTAACACTTGCTAAGAATGGCGCAATAACTTTAACAGATATCGCCAATGAGCTTGACGTGTACACTGACGTCTTTGAATACATATGCAATAAGCACAAAGACTTTAGCCCTATAAAAAAAAGAATCCTTAAACAGATTGAGAACAATACCTACAAGGGTGCTTTGAATGGCGATTATATTCCTTCTATAGCAATCTTTGGACTTAAAAACAATCATGGTTGGAAGGATAAGACAGAAGTAGAGCAAACTGTTCATCAAACCAATGTAATAAAATTAGGCAGCGGAGAAAAACCAAAATAATGGAATTGTTGAGCAAACAAGAAAATGCAGTTTTTTATTTAAAAGACGATTCGACTACAGAGATTTTATACGGAGGGGCTGCTGGTGGTGGAAAGTCGGCTATAGGTGTATTATGGTTAATTGAAATGTGTCAAACTTATCCTAAAACTAGGTGGTTAATGGGTAGAGCTAAGTTGAAAACATTAAAAGAAACTACTTTAAATACATTTTTCGAGATAGCTTCAAAGTTTAACCTTAATTCTCAATTTACATATAATACGGTTAGTTCTGTAATAAAGTGGAATAACGGAAGTGAAATTTTACTGAAAGATTTATATTACTATCCTTCTGATCCTGATTTCGATGAGTTGGGTTCTTTAGAGATTACTGGCGCTTTTATTGATGAATGTAATCAAGTAGTTCAAAAAGCTTGGCAACTAGTTAAATCAAGAATAAGATATAAGCTTAAGGAATACGATTTAATTCCGAAAATGCTTGGTAGTTGTAACCCTGCTCAAAATTGGGTTTATTCTACATTTTACAAGCCTTCAAAAGAAAATAAACTTCCTGATTATAGGAAGTTTATCCAAGCTTTACCGACAGACAACCCACACCTACCAGAGTCTTATTTAGAATCTTTGTTGCAAATGTCTCAAGCAAGTAAAGAGCGTTTATATTTTGGTAATTGGGATTACGATGACGACCCGACAAAACTATGCGATTATGATGCTATTTGTGATTTGTTTACTAATGACCATGTAAAAGGTGGACGTAAATATATTAGCTCTGATTTAGCAATGCAAGGACGTGACCGCTTTATTACTGGAAGTTGGGACGGTTTAATATGTTCTGTTGATATTGATTTGCAAAAAACTACTGGAAAGGAAATTGAAACGAAATTAACAGAGCTTAAGAATAATAAAGGCGTTCCGAATAGCAATATCGTTGCCGATAGTGACGGGTTAGGTGCTTACCTTGAGAGTTATATTCAAAATATTAAGTCTTTCCACGGTGGATCGTCTGCATTTAATAAGAATGATTTCGATAATATCAAAAGTGAATGTGGTTTTAAATTAGCTGAAATTATAAACAATGGTTTAATGAAAATCATTTGCACGAAAGAACAAGAAGAGCTAATTAAGAAAGAGCTTAACATCTGTTTAAAGCGTGATAATTTAGACGTAGATAAAAAGAAACTTATCAAGAAGCCAAAAATGAAAGAGCTTTTAGGTAATAGTCCAGACTATTTAGATATGTTGTTAATGCGAATGTGGTTTGAAGTACGACCAGTAAAAAGGGTAAAAGGATTCTCAAAAGTTTACTAAAATGAAAATAAAAGATATTTCTTTTTTTGATTATACCAAATTGGAAGGTGAAGAGCGTGAACACTATGATTTTGCAATAAAATATGGCAACATGAAAAGCTTTGATTTGTTTCAAATTGGGAGCTTTCTTGAATGTACTTTTGGATTTGTTAAAGAATTTCAGTACATACTAAATTCAAGGGACGAAAAAGGAAACTCTTTATTTACATTTGAAAAATACATCGAATTAGTTATTGACAATGTAACCCTAAAGCCTCAAAAGCTTAATTTTAAAGCTAAGATTCGTAAATTTATTGTAAAAATGCTAAATAAGGAAGCTGAAAAGAAAACCATAATCGCTTCAATGTCAATTTTTGATTTAATTAAAAGCTATAACTATGCAGTTGAACAGTTGTTTGCTATAAATAACATCGAGAATGCTAATTTAAGCCACGACCCAACGCCCGAAGAAAAGCAAGCTGGGATCGGTTTATTCCAAGATATGGGTAATTTTATACAACAACATAAGCTTTCTAAGTTCTTTAACTGTTCGTTTGATGAGGTTGAAAGTAAGCAGTATAATGTTTGCTTTGTTGCCTTGAAATATGATTGTGATTTGGCACAGTATCAGCGTGAGATTAACCGAATTAGAAGCAATAAATAATACTAACTATGTTTTTAAACATTTTTTTACTAACTTTGCAATATGGAACAATTTGATATAATTAACGAACTGAGAACGTATGCAACTGAGCAAGGCTGGAAGTTTATCTACGCTTTAGATGATTTCGAGGCGAACGAAGTCATAATGCAAGATTTAGGCTTGAATGAACATGTGTTGGTCGCTGGGTTCAACTATACGCCCACTATTAAGAATAGACGTATTACTTCGATCAATTACAGCGGCTTGATGTCATTGGGGCGTAAGTTTGACGCTGATGGACAAGCCGCAATGTTAGACGAAACACAAGAGCAGAAACACGATAGAAGGTTGAAAGAATTAGTACAAATGCTTTCTGTTTGCATTGCTGAAATGGGATGTCGTGGAAATATGACAGCCGACAGCGGTTTGATACAACCCGACCCTGACAAGTTCGATGAGAATATTGATTTCGCAACTGCTAACACTGTTTCATTTATACAGTAATATTATGGCTGAAACTTTAAAAGAAACGTTTGAAAGCTGGCTAAATAAGATTCAGTCGGGACTTGTTGAGAGCTATATTTCTAAAGGTCTTAAGGCTAGTGGCGAGTGGGAGAAATCATTAGAGCAGTTTTATTCTAAATCTGAGAGTAAATTTACGTTTGGAATAAAAGCAAATGATTATTCTGAATACATGCAAAACGGTCGAAGGCCAAACAAGAAGCAATCCCCCGAAGATATTAAAAAGTGGGTTGGTTGGGCTGGTTCTACTTTCCTTAAAAAGTGGGTGCAAGATAAAGGACTAAGTGTAAGTCCTTTTGCGGTGGCTCATAAGATAGCCAAAGAAGGGATAAAAGTCCCCAACACTCACAACGTAGGAGGATTAGTTACCGACGTGGTGAATGATGAGAGTATTAAAGAGCTTTCTGATTCCCTTACTTTATTTTTTGTTGAGAAAATTCGCAGTGATTTAAGAAAGGTTTTTGATTAGTTTTTCGTTTATATCCATTGATATAAAGAAAGCAAATGTCTTCAAAATCGTCCTTTTGTCTTTGCAGTTCTCTTTCAAAGAGCTTGATATCATGCTCTAACATTGTGGCTATCTCGTAACCATTCCAAACTTTTCTCCGTTGGTCATTGATGCCTCTATCTATATTGTGGCTTCCGCTTGCCTTTCCTATTATTACACACCACAAAAATAAGCAATAAAACAACCATTCTACTAAAAAAATCTATGCTATGCAACATATTATTAATATTTTTCGTAAATTTGTAAAAAATATTACATTATGGCAATTACTAGCATAACAATAACTCAAGATAATAAGTCGGGCGATTCTAATTTGGTGCCTATTCATTCACCAGTTACTTTTCTTTGCGAGGTTGAGTATAGTGGAGGCATCCCGCCTTCTTTTATATATGTTGATATTCTGGATAAAGATTTGAATTTACTTGATACTTTGCGCTGTTATAAGCAGTCTGATCAAAGCAGTTCTTTATCTACATTTCAATTTAAGGCGAATGACAAAGTTAAATCATTAATGCCAAAATTTGACGATTTTATTCAATCGAACAACACTTTGGTATTTGATGAAACTAGAACTTTATTGTTGAATTTAAAATTTTATGATCCAGACGATGCTTTAATTAATGATTCTGTTTTGATTAATTTCGTAAATGCTGCTAATCAGTTTGGAGAAGAGTCTAATTTGAGAGATAGTTATTTTAATTTTGTAAAGACTTATTTTAATGAAGCAGGAAAGCCCTGTTATGCTTATCATTATAACCAGCAGCTTGCAGTTATGACAGTAACGCTTATTGATGAGAATGGAAGTAATCAAATAATTACAGGTCAATCCTTGACCGAAATTGGATTTTACAGACTTAAGATAGATCCATCCTTAAACACACAGATTGAGTTTTCTAATGATGGTGGCGAGTTTTACGCTTATACTGAAGTTTTAGATAATTGCGAAGGCTTATATTTCAAGTACTTAAATCATGAAGGCGGTTATAATTTTTATAATTTGAATGATTATTATAAGAAAACTGCTAAGGTTTCTGAAATCGGAAGCGTTGAAAAGAATTTCACTAATATTTTAGATGCTCAAAGCGATAGAAGTAACATAGGTTACAATAATTCTGTACAGATACAAGGCACGCAAGAAGTCCCAAGTTCGCACCTTGAAACTATAAAAGATTTATATGATAGTCCAAGAGTGTACTTAAAGATAGGCGATGGCGAAGAAAAAAAAGACTGGCTTGAAGTGAAAATTAAAGCAAGTGAAAATCTACACAGAAGGCGAAGGGATAATTTTGGCTTTATTGATTTTACAATAAGCCTACCAGAGCAATTCTCAATTAAAATGATTTAGATATGAGGCGTTTAGAAATTAACGGTATTGAAGTTGAGATTGATGAAAAAACAGCCATCGGTATCACGTTTAAGAGCTACAATG